CTATGGTTAGAGATCCTCTAGCCACAGCAGACAAATTCCTCGAATGGTGCGAAAAACAAGCCGACAAGCCCTTGGCCCGGAGTAAGAGTAGCACGCAGAAGTCAGGACAAGCGTAAGCCCCTGCCGTTTGGCGATGACGTAAAGCGCCAATAAAACTTTCTCGTCCGACATTCGTCGGGTAGCGAAACAACTTTACATTGCTAACAGGAGACTATTATGTCTACTCAAATTACAACTGCATTCGTGCAGCAGTTTAGCAGCAATGTCCAGTTGCTTTCACAGCAGATGGGCAGTTTGCTGCGCGGTTCTGTTTCTGAGGAATCAGTTACAGGTGAAAAAGCGTTCTTCGATCAGGTTGGTCAGTCAGCGGCAGTGAAGCGTACTTCACGTCACTCTGATACGCCTATCCTTGATACGCCTCACTCGCGTCGTATGGTTACTATGGACAGCTACGAATGGGCTGACCTTATTGACGATGCTGACAAAGTTCGTTTATTGATTGATCCTACTTCAGCGTATGCCCGTACTGCGGCTGCTGCCATGGGTCGTGCAATGGATGACTCTATTATCGCTGCCGCTACAGGCACCGCTAAAACTGGTAAGTCTGGTTCTACTAGTACCGCTCTGCCTTCTGCTCAGCAGATTGCTAACGGTTCAGCTGACCTGACTATCGAGAAGCTAATCGAAGCAAAGCAGAAGCTAGACGTTAACTCTGTTGACCCAAGCATCTCTCGCTACATTTGCGTTTCTCCTTTCCAGATTCAGCGTCTTCTCAACGAGACAGCGGTAACATCGTCTGACTTCAATACCGTTAAGGCCTTGGTCCGCGGCGAAGTTGACACATTCATGGGCTTCAAGTTCATCGTTTCTAACCGTCTAGCTAAGGCCGGCAACATCCGTACTTGCTTTGCATGGGCAGAAGATGGCATGAAGCTTGCTGTTGGCAAGGATGTCATGGCTCGCATTGAAGAGCGTGCTGACAAGTCTTTCTCTACACAGGTTTACTACTGTGCAACATTCGGTGCGACTCGCATGGAAGAAGAGAAGATTATTCAGATTGACTGTGACGAATCCGAAAGCTACACATTCGGCTCATAAGGAGGGATAAGACATGACTGTATATTCTGACGTTCGTACAGATACCACTCAGGACGATCCTTCTGAGTTCGTAAAAGCTAACCAGCTCGGCGGTAGCCTTCGTGTTGCTCGTGGTACGTTTGAGGCTTCTTCTCAAGCGGCTGATACCATTGAAATGTTTGCGCTTCCTAACGGTGCTCGCGTTGTTAGCGGCAGACTTTGCCATGACGCAATGGGTTCGGGCACCACTCTTGCGGTAGGTCACGCTGCTTACACCGACTCATCAGGCTCATCTGTTACAGCAGATCCCGATGAGTTTAAGGCTGCGGCGGCATCTACTTCAGCACAGTGTGTTGATGTAGCAGCTACGCTTGCACTTGGCGCAGGGGCGGAAGTTAGCATCGACGGAGCAGACGCAGACAATGAGTATGTAGTAACAGTTACTTCAACTGGCACTGCTACTGGCACCATTGATCTGACAATGTTCTACGTCGTAGACTAAAGCTAACGGGGGTCGGCAACGGCCCCCTTTCTTTTGCTGAGAGTAAATTATGGCAGCTTCAATTACTGATATCTGCAATAGCGCACTCAATCAGATAGGCGCGTCTAACATCCTCAATCTTACTGAGGACAGTAAGGCCGCCCGTATCTGCAATCAGCGATACGAATACATACGAGATTCTGTTTTTCGGGCGCATCCCTGGAAGGCATTAACGCGCAGGGCAACACTCGCACCGGACTCCGTTAAACCGGCGTTTGAGTTTAGTAACGCCTTTACGCTACCAACCGATCCTTACTGCTTGCGCGTACTGTATTTGCGCTACCACGATATCCCTTATCGTCTCGAAGGCAGGAAGATACTCTGCGATGAAGACACGGTAGACCTTGTTTATCTAGCAAGAATCACCGATACCAGCGAGTATGATTCACTTCTTCTTGAGACGTTAACTGCTGCTATTGCGGCAGATGTGGCGTATCCGTTGGTCGGCAGCAATACCTTGGCGCAGCAGATGAGGATTACATACGAAGACAAGCTTAAAGAGGCGCGATTTGTTAGCGCTACCGAAGGCACCCCTGCAAGCATAACCAGCGTTTCTGACTCTGGCGCTATTGAGGCAGACACGTTTATACGATCGAGGTTCTAGGTCATGGCGAAATCCAGTGCGCCGTTCACTAACTTTACAGCTGGTGAGCTATCGCCAAGGCTGGACGGTCGCACCGACCTTGCCAAGTATTTCAACGGCTGCAAGAAACTCCAAAACTTTTTAACCTTCCCGCAAGGTGGCGTAACTCGCCGCCCAGGCACAGAGCACATTGCAGCTGCGACCAGCCTTACACCTAACGCAGTAAGGCTTATACCGTTTGAATTTAATGTCGAGCAGACCTACGTACTCGAGTTTACGAACAACAAGTTTCGAATATTTAAAGATGGCGGCATTGTTGTCGATGGGAACGGCAGTCCTATCGAGGTAACGACCGAATACACATACCTCCAGCTTAATGCTCTTAAATTTACGCAGTCTGCCGATACTATGTATATCGTGCATCCTGACCATCCACCTAGGCAGATTACTCGCACAGACCATGATGCCTGGACGATTATAGATATAGATTTTCGTCGAGGCCCGTTTCTGGACCCAACGCTTGATGACTCAGCACTTACCGCTGATGGCAGAACAGGCAAGGTAATGATTACATCTAGCGAGTCAAATTTTTGGGCTAACACTGACAAAGATAGGCTTGTAAAGCTGCACCATGGTTATGCAAAGATCATTGCCGCTCAGGCGGTGAAAATCACAGTGGATAATTTTCTTGGAGTTTTTACTGCTGGAGAAACTGTTTCCGTAAGCGGTGTTAGCGGCACTGCCACTTTTGAAGAACAGGGCTCAAATTACATTATCGTTAGCAACTGCACGATAGCATCGCTCGCAGATAACGCTCTTATATCAAATGGCGATCTAAATAATTTAGCGCAATGTCGAGTTAATGGAGCGCAATCAAACCTAAATGCAACAGATGCGGCTTGGGCTGAAGTTCAAGAAAACGACGACCTCGAAGAGGAGTTAGAGCCTAGCTTTACAGCTACCACGATTAGCTTCCATGAGGGCGATCCTGACGCCACTGGCTTGGCGCACAATGACTTTATCGAGGACAGCTCTGGTCATTTTATTGACGAAGGCTTCAAGGCCGGCATGCGTATCAGTGCGACTGGCTCTGACAACATAAACATAACAAGTGTCTCATCATCTGGCTCAAAGATGAGAATAACAACGGACGGCCCTCACAATTTAATCAATGGAGATTTAATTACATTAAATGGGATTACCGGCGTTACGGTTTCATTCCCTTCTGGCGCCACCATCACTGACTATACCTACGAGGTTCAATTAGACGACACAAACACAGAAACAGAGTTTGATCTTCTTGACCCCAAAACGAGAAAAGACGTAACCGGAAGCGGAAGCGCATCAAGCGGAGTTATAATCAACGGCAACAACTTTTCTGCTGCGCTTATCGTTGCTGTGACAGATAGCATCATCACGCTGTCTACAAGTAACGACATACACTTTCAAAACGAAGGTCAGAGCATAACAATTACCGGCGACCTGACTGCCGATGATGAATACCAGCTAGGCGCGTTTTCAGATACGACTGGCTACCCTGCTTGCGTGGCGTTCTTTGAGCAACGCCTTACATTCGCTAATACGGCAACTCAGCCACAAACATTGTTTTTTTCTGTTAGTGGCGACTACACAAATTTCACTGCCGGCACTAAAGACGACAGCGCGCTGATCTATACAATTGGATCCAACCAGGTAAACGTCATTCGCTACCTAACTTCGTCGCGTGTACTGCTAGTTGGCACCTCCGGTGGTGAGTTTGCGGTGCGCGCCGGCTCTGTAGATGCGCCGATTACGCCACTCAATACTCAGATTAAGCAGCAAGCCAAGTACGGCAGTGCTGATATACAGCCGTTAGTTATTGGCTCTACTGCGTTATTTGTACAACGAGAGCAGCGTAAGATTAGAGAGCTTGTGTATAACTTTGATGTTGATAGCTATATAGCGCCAGATATGACGTTACTAGCGGAGCACATCACTGAAGGCAAGATCAAAGAGATGGCCTATCAGCAAGAGCCAAACAATGTTGTTTGGTGTGTGCTAGAAAATGGCAAGCTAGCAGCCATGACTTATCGACGAGAAGAAGATGTTGTTGCCTGGCATGAGCATTTGCTTGGCGGCACTTTTACTGATGGCGGAACAACATATAACTATGGTTTTGTAGAAAGCATTGCATCAATATCAAGCAGCGATCGCACTGAAGAAGAGGTGTATGTGGCTGTTAGGCGTACAATAAATGGCGCTAATGTTCGCCACATCGAAAGACTAAAGCCGATAGACTTTGGCGCTAACGCTGAAGATGCGTTTTATGTGGATGCTGGGCTTACTTACGATGGCGGGGCTACAACATCTATCAGCGGACTTGGCCACCTAGAAGGCGAGACAGTCTCTATCCTAGCCAATGGTGCTACCCATGCAGATAAAACTGTGTCGTCTGGTAGCATTACGCTGGACCGATCTGTTACCAAGGCACACGTTGGGCTTGCTTACGACTCTATTTTGCAGACTATGCGGACAGATGCTGGTGGTGTAGAGGGTACAGCGCAGGCTAAAAACAAACGAATTAGCGATATAGATATCCGCGTATTGAATTCTGTAGGCGCTAAGATTGGACCATCTGAGTCAAATCTTGACACTATACCCTTTCGAACAGTACACATGGCTATGGGCAATCCCGTTCCGTTGTATACTGGTGACAAATTTATCGAGTTTGCTGGCGGCTATGACAACGATGGATTCGTGGTCGTCAAACAGGATCAGCCACTACCGCTGACAATTCTGTCTATCTACCCTCGATTGCAGACGTTTGATAGGTAATTTATGGCAGATCCAGTAACAGTAGCGTTGGTCGCAGGAAGCTCTCTACTTAGCGCTAGATCCGCAGTTCAGCAAGGCGCTGCGGCTAAAGCGGCAGGTCAAGCTAATGCAATGATGGGCGAGAGAAACGCTCGCATTGCAGAGCAAAACGCAGAGCAAATAAAGCGGTCAGCTGAGTTTGATGTAAACAGGTTCCGCTCTAACTTTGGAGAGCTACAGGCCACGGCCTCAACAGCCTACAGATTCAATGGTTTTGTTGCTAGCGAAGGAACTCCGGCATTGCAGCTAGTTGAGAATGCGCGCCAGGCAGACGAAGAGATCTATACCATGCGGTATAACGCTGCTACTCAATCTCAGCAAGCGCTTGAGTCGGCAACAGAAAGTAGACTTCAAGCTAAGTTAGATCGTATGCGCGGCAGGCAAGCTCAGAAGGCAAGCTATTATCAAGCTGCTGGATCTTTGCTTAGGGGTGGCACCCAAATTGCCACGATGGGAGATTAAGCGTGAGAGTACCGACATATAAAGCGCAGACTCGCCTCACCGAACAGGTTGGCGGTCGCGGCATGGGCGTTCGATACACAGCCGATGATTTTGGCGCTGGCGTGGCTAGGGCCCAGGGTCAGCTTGCACAAAACATTGGCGATGCTGCGCTAATGGTCAATCAAAGCCGAAAAATAGCCGATGAAAAGCAAAGAATTGAGGATGAAAAAGAAGAGCGAATTAATGTTGGGTTGGCCAAAGACAAGGCCGTAAATGAATTTCTTGAAGAGTCTGAAAGCGCAAGAGTAGAAGCTGAAAAGCTGCCAATAGAAGAACGAGAAGCTTTTTATAACAAAAAAATAGAAGGTTTAAGAACTGGAATTCAAGGCCGGTTTGACGACGAGCAAGACCAAATTGACATTGGCAACAAGATTGATCGAATTGCTTTAGGAAAGCGAATCGGAATTAAGGACAGCATTAGAGTCAAAAAGATTGAAGACTCTATAGCCGAGAATGCCAAGACAGAGAAAAATTACATTAGTGATGCAATTAACGGGCAAGGCGCTGCGTTAGAAGGAACGCTGTCTCAGCTCGAAGAATTGTATGGCGGGATGGTTAAGCGCGGCCTTATGACCGCCCCTGATGCCGAAAAAAGAAAGGCTGAAGTAAGAGAAAAAATCCTTTTTGAACGCGAAGTAAACGTAGCGAATGGAATCAATGATCCTGTCAAAGCCCAGGAGTTTATTACTCGGATTGAAGCAGATGAGCGCTTTGATCCAACAGTGCGTCGTCGGCTAGCCGCTATGGTTTCCGGCGTTCTTGCTGGCAAAGAGTCTACGCTAAAAGCTCACAAATCTCAGTTTACTGATGACATTGCATCGCTTGAATCTGTATCAAAAGCCGGCATTCCTATACCAGAAGAAACTATAGAGTCGATAATACAGGCTGGTACTACGCTTGATAATGCCACTGGTGAAGTAAAGTATTCTCGAGACGCGCGACAAATCTTTGAGGCAAACGAAAACACAAAAATATTTGCAGCAAACCTTTCAGTAAATGCAATTGATGCCGTTATAGGGCAGTCAGAGACTGCTAGCAGGGGTTCGTTTGTTAACATTGAAGACAGGGGGTATGCGGCCCAAAGACTAACCCAGGCTAAAGAATTTAAAAAACAAATGATTACTGCCTATCAGGGCGGCACTGGCTTAGATTTTGTGCAAAAAAGAAGCCCTGACAGCGTGCAACCTTTTGATTTTTCAGACTTTTCTGGATCTCTTGCGCGCAGGCAAGCTGAAATGCGAAATTTAAATGGGCTTGTTGGATATGATTCTTTTACTGACAAACCAATCTACGAGCAAAGCTTTTTCACAAAAGCTGAAGCGATTCAGTTTGGTCAGCTTATAGAGGGCGCTAGCTCAGACGAGCTTGCAAGCATCTCTATGTCGCTACAACAAGCCGCTCGCAAACACCCGCAAATATTTGAGCAGTTATCAACGTCCGGTCCAGACGCTGACGTTTTTGCTATGGCGGGGGCTTTGTCTGTAAGCAAGCAGGTGCTTGGGGAAAGCGGCGAGCCAATAGATGATTTTATGATAGACAGTAAAATTATTTTTAAAGGAATGAATTTACTTCAACAAAATCCATCTTTAGCGCCATCTCAAGATCAGTACCTTGCTGACTTCGATGACGTTGTAGGCGATGTTTACTTGCAAGCAGGAAAGGAAGGCGACAATTACGCAACAATGATGAAGGCGGCTGTAGCGCACTATGTTGGATCTGGCGGTCAAAAAGGCGACGACTTTAGTTCTATCAAGTTTAAAGAATCGATAGAGGCAGTGACTGGCGGAATTGGCTCTGTAAACGATTACAAAGTTGAACTTCCCGCCGGTGTAGATGAAGGTTTGTTTCAAAAAATTATTGATGAAATGACTCCAGAAATGCTTAAAGCGCTTGAGCCAAGAGGGTTTGACGTGGTTGGAGCAAGTTACGAAAAAGCGGTTGCGATCATAAAGAGTAATCGAATTGTGTCTGTTGGCACTAACGAGTATGGCGTTGTCAATCCTGATACTGGCGCGCCCGTCCTTCAAACGACACGCCCAGACGGGTCAATAAGAGGTATAAGGATGAAGATAACCCCTAACCTCCAAGAGTATTTTGAGTCAGATCAAACTTTCTTCGGTTTAACATTAGTGGACGTTCCAAGCGTAGACTACTTGTATGGCGAAGGAAGTGAGATACGTTTTGTCCAATAATGGAGCGTTAAATGCCTTTTGTATCTGAAAAAAACAGACGAGCATTTAATCGCAAATATGATGCGCCTATTCCAAAATATGGCGAAGCGCTTAGTCCATCGTTTGGCGAGGTCGTTGGCGCTGGTTTCGGCAGCGTTGTTGATGAAAATTTAAGCATTTCGTTTCTTTTCAATAGAGAGCTTTATGTTCAACGCGCACAAAGAGCTGAATCTTTAATTAGCCAGGGCGTTATAGATCGCAAAAAGTACCAGGACCAAGGCGGTTCATTTGATTACAACAAGCTGTATCGCGATCTTCGCGGCACTGACCATGATGACTTTATACTTCCTGACAACCAGCTTAGTGCTAAACGCAATGAGCTGCTTAAAAATCGCAGAGAAGGCAGAGATGCAATTCTTGCCGAGGGATCTGGCCTAGCGCAATTTATTGGCATGGGTGGCGCATATCTTATAGAGCCATTTAACGCTGCAACATTGCCAATTGGCACAATAGCAGCGGCTCACAAAGGGCTTACCGCCACTGCCACAGCGCTCAATGCAGCCAAAAACACCGCAGCTGTATCTGCGGCTTCAGAGCTGGGCATACAGCCACTTGTGTATGCTCACAAAGAAGATATTGAATCTCCATACTCGTACTTAGACTCAATAGCTGCAGTTACGCTTGCAGCCACCGGAGGCGCCGCTCTTGGCAGCGTGGCTGGCGGTATTGCTGGCTATTTCAGGTCAGTAAAAGACCGCGCAAGCCTTGCAAAGCTTGGCGTAGAGCGTAACGCCGAAGGTGAAATTAACATTAACACTCTGCCCCTCGATAAAGGCAAAGAAAGCAAAGTGTTGGCTCTGCGGATTATGGAAGCTGAAGAGCAAAGCCCTACGGGCAGAATATCTGATAAAGAAGCGATGGAGGTAATCCAGGATTACTACAACCCAATTGCAGATCTTCCAGATAATTTGCAAAAAGCTATGCTGTGGGCGCAAGAGCAGGGAGAAAGCTTTACGACCAGCGGCCTGCAAAAGCATTTACGCATAGGGTACAACCCAACACGACAGGTCATTGACGACCTAAAAGGCATGGGCTTGCTTGCTGAAGACGATGCTGCAAATGTCTTCGTTACCAAGGCGGGCCGGGCGGCAGAGCCTGACATGGCCGCTAGGGCGCTTGATGATGTCGCAGACTATGTTGACGATGCAAACTCAAAAAAGCCAAAGTCACCAGCCAGGCTTATTGACGACCAAAATTCTGAGGTCATTCAATACAAAAAGCCTTACGAAATTGCTCGAGATGATGCAAAAGCTGCTTTAGTTGCAGAACGCGAAAAGCTTGAAAAGTCAGCTAAGTGGAAAAACATTATAGGGGGCAAGAAGGGCTTTGGCGGCCTCAACAAAAAGGCCTGGACAGCGGAGGGCATAGATCCTGCTGCATGGAAAGGCACTACCAAAAAAGTAAAAAGCAAAAAAGACCCAAGCAAGCTTGTTGACCGGGCGGTTCCACCTTCTGATTTTCCTCCTGGCTTTTGGAGGGCTGGCGATGAAGGTCTAACCCCTGACGGACTGATGGAGATGCTCAGGGATCGGCAAGATCTAGGCTTTGTTTACGAAAGGTTTGACGATGTTACAGGCGTTGGCGCAAATGAAGCAATGCAGCTTGTAGAAAGCATTGTAGAAAACCCAAATCGCTATGTAGATGACGTTGTACAAAACCAAATTGATGACATTGATATGCGCATTGACGAGCTTGATCGTCTGTCTGACGATGAGCTAAAGGCGTTCTTTAGCAAAAACTCTGAAGAGGTTGTGCGAGAGGACATCGAGTTAATAAAAGAGTATGAGGAAGGCAGGCGCTCTGTTATGGAGCCGGCAATTAGATCTGAAGAATTTTTGCCGCCAGAATACTCGGGCTCTCCTGCCGCTACGCTGTCTGCTAGAGAGCGAGAATTACTCGAAAACGCAGGTTACGCTGATGACCTTGATGAAGCTATGGCGCAATACCAGGCTCTTGCAGAAGATAAGCGTATCTATACAGTAGACGGGGAAGAGGTCAACTTTGACCAAATTATAAAAGGCTTAGATGAACAGCTAGAAGAAAGTAGCGCGCTACGGAGGTGTGTGTACGGTGAGTGATTTTGCAACTTGCATACCAAAGGTGGCAAGCAAGCTTCCAAAAGAAGTGCAGCAGCGCCTTACCGCGTCTAATGACCCGAATAGGCTACTTGATGAATATGTAGTAACGGTTTCTATTCAAAAAAAAGAAGCGGCGCTTCAGGCAGTAAGGCTAGCTGAGGCAATGGATAAAATCGACTCACACCCCAAAGGTTTTCTTGAAGGCTTGCTGTCCTTAATGGCCAAGGATAGGACTGGCAGAAGCGCATACAACAACGTCGACAAGGCGGCTGAGTATTATCGAGGTGTCTTGCATTCTCGCAACGCAGATATGCTTGAGAAAATGCGCACTAAGCTTTTTGGCGTACTGCAAGATAAGGCAGGTCTTGAGAAGTTTGTTAAGGCCGTATATGGGGCAACGACAGACGACGCCTCTATTAACACAATGGCAAAAGACTGGCTTGAAACGGTAGAGCTGGCGCGCAGAATGAAAAACAAGGCCGGTGCAAGTATAAATAAAAATGAGCGGTTTCTGTTTCCTCAAAATCACAACGATCGAGCTATTGCAAAAATAGGTCTTGATGCCTGGAAAAGCAGCATTAGGCCCATGCTCGACAAGACTAGAATGCTTGACGATAACGGCAAAGAGCTTACAGAAGAGGCTTTTGAAGATTTGCTTAATTATGTCTTTGAGAGCATTACTACTCACGGACTTAACAAAGTAAAAGATTTAACAGTGCCGAGATTGGGGAAAAAGTTGTCTCGTCGCGGGTCTGAACGTCGTATTTTGTACTTTAAAGACGCTGAAAGCTGGATTGCTTACAACAAAACCTATGGCAAGGGAGACGTATTTACTACTCTAACTGACTGGCTTGATAGCCAGGCGCATGACACGGCGCTACTTGAGGTCATGGGGCCAAATCCCAACGAAACATTCGCTGTATTGATGGGAATGGCTGAAAAGAGAGGCGTTGGCAGTGCCGGTCGAGCGCTTGCAAAATCGGTGTTTAGTGTTGTGTCCGGCAAAACAAACAACATTGAGCATCACGCCCTTGCCGATGGTATGCAGGCATTTCGTAATATTATCACCTCAGCCTTTTTAGGAAAGGCGTTTCTTTCTGCAACATCAGACACCTCATTTACAGCAATTACTGCCAAATACAACGGCCTTAGCCCGGTGCGCACATTTGGTCGACTGCTAAAACAACTAAACCCTGCAAGCACAAAGGACCAAAAGGTAGCCGTGCGCATTGGGCTGATAGCAGATTCTTGGGTTGGCATAAGTCACGCGGCTAACAAATACGCTGACATTTACGGAACTGGATACACGGCTAAAATATCAGAGTTTATAATGCGCGCCTCGCTGCTTAAGCCTTGGACTGACTCTGGGCGCAAAGCTTTTGGCATGGAATTTTCGGGAGTGCTTGCTGACAACTTTGGCACGCAATACAACAAGCTAGACCCACTACTCCGCAGAGCGTTTGATACTTATGGAATAACGGCATCTGACTGGAACACCTTTAGAAAAACAAAAAAGTTTGTTAACAAAGGCGCAGAGTTTGCAGACTTTACCCAGAACGGCGGAAAAAAATTCCACCAAATGGTTATGAGCGAAACTGATTTTGCAGTGCCTACGCCCGATGCAATGGTTAGAGCGATTACAACCGGAGGGTACGCAAGAGGCACGGGGGCCGGTGAGGCGTGGCGCTCTGCATTTCAAATCAAATCCTTCCCGATTACGATTGCAATGACGCATTTCTATCGCTTTGCAAACCAATCAACAATGGCGGATAAAGCGGCTTATGGCGGACAGCTTCTTGTTGCTACAACTGTTATGGGTGGTTTGGCGCTTCAGGCAAAAGATATTGCTGCTGGAAGAGATCCCAGGCCCATAAACACCCCTGAGTTTTTTGGTGCAGCGCTTGTCCAGGGCGGCGGCATAAGTTTGGTTGGCGACTTTATGTATTCTGACTACAACAGATACGGGAATAGCTTTGGCAAGACTTTGGTTGGACCGATAGGAGACTTTGCTACCGACGTAGGAAAGTTAACTCTTGGCAATATACAAGAGCTTATTCCGCTAGCTAGAGGTGAAATTGACGAAACTCATGCTACAAGAGAAATGATTGAGTTTACTGAAAAGTATTTTCCTAGCACCTGGCAGGTGCATGTATTTAAACAAGCATTTTTCAACCAGCTAGAAATGGCTGCGGATCCAAAGGCCGCAAGGCGATATAGGACTTTGATGAAAAAGCGGAAGCAAGAGTATAATCAGGGATATTGGTGGCGCCCAGACACAAAACTTACCGATGTAATTGCTGGAAAGGCGGACATACGCGCTCCTGAGTTTGAGGGGATTATTGAGGATTAACCAATGACAGTATCGAGCAGCACAAATTCAGCAAGCTATTCGGGTAACGGCAGCACTACCGTATTCGCGTATGCATTTAAGATCTTTGAAGACTCAGATCTAACGGTCACCCTGGTTAACGACACTACCGGCGTAGAGACCGCTCAAACGCTGACTACGCACTACACTGTGTCGGGTGCGGGAACTAACTCAGGCGGCAACGTAACCTTTGTTGCAGCTCCGGCTAGCGGCAACACGGTCAAAATAAAACGATCTTTAGCGTTTACGCAAACAACCACTTACACAGAGAACGACGCATTCCCAGCCAAGGCGCATGAGGATGGCCTTGATCGGCTGACTATGCTGACCCAGCAAAGCGTAGAAGACATAGATAGCAGGGCTCCCAAGGCATCGCCTACGTTTACCGGAACCGTTTCAATTGGCGATTTAGATATATATGAGGACGGATCAAACAGTGTTATTAAGGAAGACGGTACTGGCTCTCTTTTAATCAGGGGAACAAGCTTAAGCTTGCAAGCCTCTGACAATGCAAACTATGTTCAGTGCATAGACGAGGGGGCGGTCACCCTTTTCCACAACGCAGCTCCAAAGCTGGCAACAACAAGCGCGGGTGTGGATGTTACGGGACGGCTGTCTACCGGCGATATAAGGGTTACGGTAGGCATAGATAACATAAACCCATACGCGCCGCATGCGGGCAGCAGTGGCACGGCTGGCGATTTGCACTTTAGCAGCAATTATATTTACGTATGCGTAGCGACAAACACATGGAAGCGTGTAGCCATTAGTACGTGGGACCCTGAGTTTTAATTATGATTAACAACATTATTAAAGAAAGCATACTGTTCTCAATATTCAAAAACCCTTTTGATGTTGATGCAGCGGAAGGCACTGCTGACTATGGCGCGCTTGGCATCAATCCTAAGTTTGTGGCTGACTTTATTGATAACAAATACTTTACCGATGCAGAGGCTGCGAACAACTTCGATGGAGCCATAACCCACGCCCGCTCAGGTAACGCTGTGATGACAGACGGCTATGGCCCAGAGCTTGTTACCAATGGTGGGTTCGACTCAGACTCTGATTGGACTAAAACAGGTGACTGGACTATCTCTGGCGGCGTTGCTACCTCTTCAGGGGGTACTGGATACGTATATCAAACAAATGCGAGTCTGGAGCAAGGAAAAGTCTACCTAATTACTTATACAGTAACTAGTTACACATCTGGATCTGTTCGATCAGGAATCGGAAATACCTTATCAGAGGATGCCGGTGTTTCACGAACATCAGCGGGAACTTTTACAGACGTTGTTGTTAGGACTGCCGTTAATGACGCTCAGGATTATATGGGCATATACGGAAGTTCTTTCGTAGGCTCCATAGACAACGTATCCGTCCGCGAGATGCCTGTTATCAAATGGGCGCCGCATAATCTGCTGAGTTACTCTGAGGATTTTAGTAATGCTGGATGGCTTAAATTGCCAAGCGATGCCTTGTCATCAGAAACAGTAACAGGGCCGTTTGAAGGAACCTCAGCCTACAGGTTTACATCTGTTGACCATAACCATTACTTAGAAAATCGGAATGTAACGGTAGTTGCTGGAGCAACTTATACGTTTTCTTTTTGGGGTAAAGATGCTGGTGGCGCTGATACTCCTAAATATCGCATATACGATGCGTCAAACAGCACAGAGATTGCAAAAGAAGACTGGCCTGATTTCAGTTCTACTGAGTTTAAGCAACAGGTTATTACATTTACGGCTCCTTCTGGATGTACAAATATTTCGGTATCTGTAGATCATTACAGCGGAGGGCAAGTAGATTTCTACATCTGGGGCGCACACCTCTACCGCTCAGACTTAGGCGGCATGGTAGACAACCCTGAGCGTGGAGACTCATACGTCCCTACAGTGGCAGTTGCTAGTGGTGATAGCATTGTTGTTGATGGAGGTTTTGATGACGCCACTAATTGGACGTTAGGTACAGGATGGAGCATTTCAGGCTCTAAGCTTGTCGGCTCTAACGTCGGTGGTACGGCTTACGCACAGCAAACATTAAATACAACAAGCGGTGCTTATGTCGTTACGTTTGACGTTACTGACTACACATCTGGAAATTTAGATGTCTTCCTTGGGGGAGTTACAAGCGCCGTTGTTTCAATTACAGGAGCAGGTTCTTATTCTGTAGTTATTACAGGCGTTGGTACTTATACCAATACAACACTTCGTCTTTCTGCGGGTAATGCAAACTTTACAGGAAGCATTGATAACCTAGTCGTCAAAAAATCTTTAGTAGATCCATCAGCCGCACGTTACCTACCACGCATAGGCCACCACGTCTACAACGGCTCTGCATGGGTTAACGAGGGCGTACTGGCTGAGTCTGAGTCTAGGGTTAACTTAGACGTTGACAGCAATACATTTACAACGGCGGGCAACGCGACAGTAACTGCGGATCAGGCAGTGTCTCCAAGCGGCGAAACAGATGCGTGGCTTTATGACGAAAATACCGCAAACAATAATAATACTTGTTTTTTTGGAGTACATACAACAGTAGCAGGAACAACTTACACATCTTCCGTTTATGTAAAGTATAAAACAGGTTCTGGTATTGTTGGTTTAATACATAGGTCAAACGATTTTACTAATCAGTTTTTTTCGTGGTTTGATATACAAAACGGGGAA